ATGAAGTGGCGGTGTTTGAGGGATTGCAGGAAACGCACACAGTTTCTTTTAAGTACCCTATGAAAGACGAAAAAGCGGAGCTTATAAAAGAAAATCGTATAGTATCCGTTGAAGGACAGGCGTACAGAATTACGCTTGTGAAAAAGAATTACAGTGGGTCAAGAATTATGACGGTTAAGGCTAACAGAATATTCTATGATGACGCACTTCATCATCACTTGCCGACAATCGGCAACGATACAGACGTGACAAAATCAACAATAGGTGTTGACCCATATGACGTTATAAAACTTGCAATAGCCGATACAAAGTTTGAGCTTATACCCGACAGTGAACTTAAAGAAATGGGTATGACGAGAATAGGCGCAGACGGTGTTAAAATCGACTTTTACCCGACTGATAAGATAAATACTTATGACGTAATTCAAAACGTCATAGAGGCTTACGGCAGGGGCGAAATATACTATGATAATTACCGATTTGCAGTGGTTGAGCGTATCGGAAAAGATAACGGCGTGAGAATGTCAATAAAGAAGAATATGACAAGTCTTTCTGTCGAAAGAAACACGCAAGAACTGACAACAAGACTGTATATGTACGGCAAGGACGATTTGACGATTTCGTCTGTAAACGGCGGTAAGCCGTACATTGACAGTAAAGAGGGTATCGAAAAGTATGGTATTCGTGAGGCGTACCGAGATTATAGCGATTACGATGACCCCGAAAAGCTAAAGGCGTTTGGTGAGTGGGACTTAAAGGGTGAGGGTAACGAGTTCAGACTTGACCGCCCTCAACTGACAATCACAGGTGACGTGGTTGACTTGAGTAAACTCGCCGAGTACGGTGATTTTTATAAAATTGCGTTGGGTGATACAGTACACGTTTTTGAAGATAATATCGAACATAAACAGCGAATTGTATCAATGACGTATTATCCATACAGCGCAAAACAACCGTCAGTTACAATCGGTCAACCTACATTGGCTAATGCGTATTACCACGCGTGGTATATGGGTAAGCTGATAAAAACCATTCAGAAAAATTCGGGCAGAGCGAATAAGCTGAAAACAAGCTATTTTCACGGTACGGTGAACAGTACCCAAAACCCCGTTAGGTCTGATAATAAACAGTTACTGTTGGACGGTGATTTGCTGTACATAGAGGACGACAAGGGCAGACGTCGTATAAATCTCGGCAATATGGACGGTAAATTTGTTTTTGAGTTGTTCAATCAGTTGGAAAAGAAAACAATCAAAATGGACGAGGACGGTAATGTAACGATAACGGGTATATTTGCGACGGGTACAGATACAGAAGCAAGAACTGTTATAGATAAAAACGGTATCCAAAGTTACGACGCTGACGGTAATAAGTACGGATTGTGGTGTAATGCACCAAGCAGTAATGGTCGAAGATATGCCGATTTAATATTGTATTATAACGGAAAAGTGGTTTTCCAAGTATATAACAGTATCAGTGAAGCATATATACAATTACAGGGAAATACTATCTTATATGGTGGCAACGGAGCAACACATGGTGTAGGGCAGTGGAAGTTTGAGCAAGGAGCAAACGGAACATTTCAAACCGCAGACGGAAAAACTGTAACAGTTTCGGGAGGACTTATAACGGGAATTTCATAAAAGTATTTACAAAAATCTTCCTTTGTGGTACAATTTGGGTATCAAAAGGGAGGTTTTTATTATGAAAAATATCAAGAGTTTTATATGCGGTATGCTTGTTATGGGTGTTATATCGTGCGTGGGAGCATATGCGACTGACGTATGGCAAAATATAAATGTTTTACCGAACACAATAAAAGTTGTTGTAGACGGTAAAGAAGTACAAGCCGATAATTTCTTGTACAATGATACAACATACTTGCCGATAAGGGCGGTAAGTGAAGCATTGGGAAAAGATGTACAGTATGATACACAAACAAGCACCGCCACAATATCAGAAAAGAAAGAAGTTGATAACATGGCAGTAGCAAGTAAATATACACCACCGGCAGAATATATAAACAACGACCTTTATATAGTTCAAAAAGACGGAGTGTATTATGTGTCATTAGGTTTTATATGGGATATGACAGAAAATACAGATTGTAAGCCCGAATACGACTATGATACAAGAGAGGTAAAAATATCAAAGGATAAAAAAGAAATATATTCGTGTCAAGCCATTTTGGTAGAGGATAGAAGTGTTATCCCATACGACCAATTTGTCGACGAGATACAACCGTTGTTGAAATAAGAAAGGGGATTTACAAATGATATGGCAACAAGAAGTGTTGGATAAAATAGTATCGAAAATTAAGCCATTTTCGGATTCAGCTAAAAAGTACAAAGCCAATGAAGAAGAAAAGCTTTTTATAGAAAATCTTGCAAGAGAAATGCTTAATAAAAATGCTTTACAACATTTGAAAATTGACAGACGTTCAAACGGATTGTTAAATTTTAAATATAAGAATATGCAGATTGGACGAATTAATTTAAGGTCTAAGCCGACACAGTTACAAATCATATCACAGTATAATGTACGTTGGTTAGAAGGACTTTCTGTAAGGGAATGTATAAGAAAAATTCCCGAGTGGATGGAATACTTAGATTATTTGATGAATAAATAGCACAAAGACACCTCGTTATGGGGTGTCTTTTGTGTTGGTTAACTACTTCGATATTATCGAAGTAGTTGAAACAAATCGAATGAACTAGGTGAATAATATTCACCTAGTTCAAAAATGCACGTTTTCAGATATATCTCGAACTAAGTCAATAATATTGACCTAGTTAGTGTTTTTAGATATATCTCGAACTAGGTTAATAATATTAACCTAGTTCAAAATACGGGTTTAATTATCTTCCTTAAGGGCATCTTCTTTTGTGGTGCGCTTAGACTTTAAAAATTGAATATATTGCATTATATCTTGCTTTTCACTAATTGAAAGTTCTTCTAATTCGTGAAAAATCTTTATTTGCATAGCGGCATCTTGAAGCTCGCTAACGGGGATACTGATACGAAAAGTATCTGTTTTGCCATCTGCAAAATTTTTAGGTGTATTTTCGGTAAATAAATCAGATGTAGTAACTGAAAAATAATCTGCAATTTTATTAACAATATCTATACGAGGCATTTGCTCCCCTGAACAATAGCGAGATACGGAGGCTGTCGTTAATCCTAAGTCATGAGCAAGCTGTCGTTGTGTAATATTATTGAAATCTATTAAGTCTTTTAGGTTTTCAGAGAATACTGACATTATAAACACCTCCTGGTAGTAAAAATTGATTTATTCTTAATTAGATTATATCAAAAACAAATACAAATTGCAAGAAAAAGATAAAAAACTCAAAAAAGTTGATAAAAAAGTATTGACATATTACTTTTAAAGTAGTATAATTCGAGAATGTAAGGAGGTGAAAATATGGGATATACAACAAAAAATCTAAGAGAATATCGTATGGAACAAGGCTTGTCAATGAGTGAGTTGTCGTATAAAGCTAAAATTACGGCAAGTCAAATATCGTTACTTGAAAAGCAAAAAATTAAAAAACCGCAAGCTTCAACTATACGAAAGCTTGCGGAGGCATTAGGCAGACCGATTACGGATTTCATTGAAAAGGAGAAAAATTAAGAATGAACAAGTTGCAAAAAAGAAAAAGAGTAATTTGCTCTCCGTACCAAAGATATGCAAATTACTCACAAACCAAACTCCGAAAGGAATTTATACATACATTATATCATAACCTTTCGGATAAATCAAGTGTAAAGAAAGGATAATGAATATGACGAATCAATTAATACCGATTGAAATGAACAATCAGAGAATTTTAACAACACAACAACTTGCGGCAGTCTATGAAACAGATACAAACAATATTAAAAACAACTTCGCAAATCATAAAGACCATTTTGTTGAGGGCGTACATTATTATCTCTTAAAAGGCGAGGAATTAAGAGCTTTTAAGCGCGAGGTCAATAATATTGACCTCGTGAAAACGAATGTAAATCAGCTATACCTTTGGACAGAACGCGGAGCAAATCGTCATTGCAAAATTCTTGACACCGACAAGGCGTGGGAGCAATTCGACAACTTGGAAGAAACATATTTTAGAGTAAAGGAACAACGCCCCGATTGCATTGAAGATGTCCTTATACAGAGCTTGCAAGAGATGAAAGAAGTAAAGCAACAAATACAAGCAACCAACAAGCGCCTTGACGGTATTTCGGACATTGTAGCTCTTGACACGCATTCATGGCGTGAGGACGCAAGAAGATTAATCGTTAAGATTGCGCAGGCTATCGGCGGAAATGAATACATAAAAGACGTTAATGCAGAAGTGTTTAGACTTGTAGAGCTTAGAGGTGCAACACGACTAAGCATAAGACTTACCAATATGCGCAGACGTATGGCAGACAACGGTGTTTGCAAATCAAAACGCGATAGACTGAACAAAGTGGATGTAATCGCAGAAGATAAGAAACTTATTGAGATTTACGTTGCAATCGTCAAGGAAATGGCTATTAAATACGGCGTAGATACGGTTGCATAAGAAAGGGGTTAAAAATTATGTTAAGACACAAATTTATGAATGAGAGAACAGTTGCCTTTGACGACAAGGTATATAACGATTTAGAGTTACTTGCTGATGTTACAGGCAGAACTCGTGAAGAACTTATACATACAGCGGCAATCGACTTGATTAAGGAAAATAAAGAGTATTTTACCGAGTATATCCTTGTAGATTATTTGGGGGACTTCTTGGACGGCAATGCGGAGAAGGAGAGTTGCAAGGTTGCAGGTGTTAAGGTCGATTTGGGATATGACGAAGATGATAATTATACGATGTATTTCAGCGTGAAAGATACCAACGGAAAAACGATTGAAGAAGAGTATCGTGATTATGACGATATAGACGCTTTAATTGATTTTCTACGTCAATTATCTTATAAAATTGACCGCGATAGCGAAGATGTGAAGAACTACCTTAAGCAAAGAATGGACTACCGTTAAAACGGCGTAGGAGGAAATTGTGATGAAAAGTGAATTGATAAATCAAATTTATGCAGACGTTTCACAGAGCGAGGAATATCAAAAATCAGAAGAAATGAAACAGTTAACTAAAATACAAGATGAGCAGGGGAAAGCCATAAGAAAGACCGTAGGGGATAGAATGTATATAAACAATATTGATGGATTTGTTTCAGCGTCGGAGGCTGGTTGTGAACGTTACGGTTTTATTTTGGGTTTTAAATATGCAATGCGACTTATGCAAGAATGTTTCAATCCAACAGGACAGAATATATAAATATTAAGCACCTTTTGGGGTGCTTTTTCTATGCAAAAAAAGAGGTGACACAATGTACAGACGAATACCACCATAGCACGCTTACGGCGTGTTTTTTTAATGAAAAATCCCAATCAATTACGATTAGAAAGGAATGATAAAATGAAATTAAATTTTAATTTTGACGGAAAGACGTTTTTATCGAAATGGTGGAAGATTGTACGCGATAATTTCACGGCAATTCAAACCGAACATAACACGTTGTCAAATAAATTGGACACAGAAATAACGCAACGCACCAACGCTGATGTAGGTTTGGCGAACCAAATAACCGCCGAAAAAACGGCGAGAGAAAGTGCTGACAGTTCGTTAAGCAGTCGGATAAACAACGAGGCAACAATACGACAGGCGGCGGATAATGAACTGCAACGTAATATTGACAGTGAAATCACCGAAAGGCAGACGGCAGACGGCAAAAAGGCTGACAAGACAGAGTTGTACGGCACTGATGAAACAACGAAACATACTGTTACATATTCATTGACTGCGGCGGATATGGCTGTCAGTATCGACGCAGGACACAGTACAGGCACGGTTACAGTATCGGGTAACACGGTTAAATCAAAAATCCTGTTAGACGGTTATTCAATACAGGCGGCGGATTTATCAGCAACGTTCGGTTGCGGAAAAGGTGAGGACGGCGACAAATATATTTGTATATATTATTCACCCGAAACAGGTACACTGACAATGACGGTTGAAGATGTTGAAACGTCACCGGAAGAGGGAACTGTCGCATTAATGACGGTAGGATATAACACAGCAACAGTAACAACAATGTACAACAGGGCACAAACGTTTACAGGTATCAACAATTTGAATGGACTAAAAACCAAAAACAAAAATTCATTTTTAGAGGCGGTTAATGAAATTGCAACAAAATTGACAACTGAAATTTCGGACAGAATGGACGGACACGATTCACTGTCGGACAGAATAAACACCGAAACAGGAGAACGGCAGGCGGCGGATATGCAGTTGAGCGCACGTATTAATTCAATAGGCAACAAGGCACCGCTGAACCACGCAAGTACGGGTACAACATACGGTGTGGGTGACGCAACCAATTACGGACATTTGAAATTGTCGGACAGTGTAAGTTCAAGTAATTCAACAAGTAACGGTTGTGCGGCTACACCCAAAGCCACCAAGACTGCTTACGACAAAGCAGTTGAGGCATACAAGTTGGCAAACGATAAATTAGACGCCAATTTTGTATCTAATGGCTATGTAGGTATTGATGAAGTCACAACAACGCTGAGCGATATGTGGAGTGACAGGGGAGCACCGCCGACAACGATTACAATAGCGTGTGGTACATCAAAACATATGCTAACGACTGATTATTACTGTAATGGCACGAACGACCAAACAGTGATTAATAATGCTATATCAGCATTACCGTCCACTGGTGGCAAAATTGTATTGTTAGAGGGTACATATAACATCAGCGGTCAGATAAATGTAAATAAACCGAATGTTACTATTTGTGGTATGGGTAACAGCACCGTATTGAATTGTAAACAGGGTATATGGGGCATTGCCGCAACGCAACCTAATTTTACTGTCGCCAATTTAAAAATGACATTTGACACCTACAACAGTACATCAATCTGTATTTACGCTTCCGGCAGTCGTTGCAAATTTGAAAATTTGGATTTGTCTAACGCAGTATATGGTATTAACTGCGGCGGTGGGCATTCGATTATTCATAATGTGACTGCCACCGATAACAATATAAACATTCATTTGGGGTCAGCCTACAATATTGTTTCGGATTGTTACAGTGAGGACGCCAAAGAAACGGGTATTCGAGTTGAGGGCATATGCAACATTGTAACAGGGTGTCACATATCCGACGCCGGAACATACGGAATTTTAGTTACAAGTGGCGGAGGAAGCAAAGTCGCAGACAACATTATAATACGTGATAGTTACAGTGATTCGCAGTATTCAATATATGTGACATCATCAGCATATAACAGTTGTACCGATAACGTTATGATAGGCAAAAACTATACAAACGTAGGCGGAACGACTAATTCATTTATTAGTAACAAATATTCATAATGGGGGTGCAGATATGCAATATAGATTTGACGGAAACAAATTGCAGTTAATCAAATATGAAATAACTGCAAAGAGCATAATAACAGGAACAGACGACACTGTCATAGAGCTAACCGACACGCATACGGCGTGTACGGATAGTGAACGTGACGAACTGTTGCAACATTATCCGACGGCAACAGTAACCACCGTAGATAATACAGGTTACGAATGGTTAGACGGAATGCAATTTACACAGGAACAGTTGGCGGACGGTGAGTTGGAACGGGCGGTTGAAATGGGCGAAACCGCCTACAATGAAATGAAAAACGCACCGTCGCAAGATGAAATTAATGCAATGCTGATGTTGAAGATTGCAGAAATGGAGGTAGCAATCACAAATGAAAAAGTATCTGATTAAAATTTATTACAAAAAGGGCATTTACAAAGATAAGGATTTAAACACATTTGTAAATGCCGGTTTTATCACGGCAGACGAAAAGAGAGAAATTATGGAGGAGGGCTAATATGGAAAATGAGCAAAAAGAAATGTGGGAACGTCTGACGGCGGTTGAGCAGTCAACCAAATCGGCGCACCACCGTTTAGACAGTTTGGACAAGCTGACAGAGAGTGTCCACATCATAGCCACGGAAACAAAGGCTATGCGTGAGGACGTGAACGATATAACGGAACGTGTGGACGAAATAGAAAAGCGTCCAAACAAACGATATGAAACCGTTGTCGGTGCGATATTAACCGCATTAGTCGGCGGTTTGATAGGTTATTTTGTTAAAATGTTGGGTTTTTAGTATTTTAAAATTTAGGAGGTATGTAAAAATGAAAGATTGGTTTAAAGCGGCAGGAATAAGAGCAATCAAGACGATTGCACAGACAGCGATTGCGACAATCGGTACGGCCGCCGTACTGGGTGACGTCAACTGGGTAATGGTTGCGTCAGCGGCGGCATTGGCAGGTGTATTGTCATTGTTGACATCAATCGCAGGTTTACCGGAAGTAAATAACGAAAAGGAGTGATTGAATATGACGGATAAAATTTTTATAAATGCAGTAAAAACATTAATCGCAAATTATTTTAACAATAATGTTGATGTGACAGACGGTAAAAAAATCACCGAAGATGATGTATATATCGTGTGGAGCTGTAAGACGTTGCAGAATTTCAAGGCGTTGGCGTCAACAACTGTATCGGACGGAATGTATTACGAAATAACCTACAATGGCGATAAAAACGAGATGTATTTTGACGCGTACAAGAAGTGGAAAAATATGACCGTAAAGGAGTGGTAATTTATGAGAATAGGAATAAATTGCGGACACACTGTAAGCGGTACTGTCGGTTGCGGTACAGTAGATTACATAGACGAAAGCGTAGAGGCACGAAATGTCGGATATGCACTTGAAGATTTACTTAAAAAAGCAGGGCATACAGTGTATGACTGTACAAATGATTATGCACCGACAGTAAGTTCAAATCTAAAACAGATAGTTGATATGGCAAATTCACAGTCACTTGACTTGTTTGTATCAATTCACTTTAACAGTGGCGGTGGGCAAGGTACAGAGGTGTGGACTTACGGCGGCAAAAAGTTTGATGAGGCAACAAATACTTGCAAGGCAATAAGTGAATTGGG